AGAATACGAGATTGTCAGCACCCAGTGGGCAAGACAATTATTTGGACAGATTGATCACACATTTGAAATCGTAGCTACAGCATACTATTCAAGAGAGGGACTATTCGATGCCACCTAATGACAATCCAAGAAAGCAAGAGCTTGCTCCGGTAAAAGAAATAGAGCTTCAGCCCTCAACTATTGAGACAATCGACCGCGCGATCTTTGAGTTTGTTGATGAAGACCTTGATATCTTTTGTTCTACAAATAAGGGATTTAAGAAGGTGCCATTCATTTGGGCTGGTGCCGAAAGAGCTTATCAGATTAAACATAACAGAGAACTTCGTGATGTCAATGGCTGGTTGATTTATCCAATTATGAGTATTGAGCGCACAGGTATTTCAAAAGACTTGGCAAAGCGTGGAGCTTACTATGCAGCGGCGGAAAACCTTGGTGATATTAAAGGTGGCTCTATGACCATCGCGAGAACTATTAAACAAAACAAGACAGCTAATTTTGCTAACGCTGATTCAAAAAGATTGGTACACAATGTTGTTGGCACAGGACAGAACAATTTCCCAGGGAAAAATGATAAAGTTGTTTATGAAACAATCACGGTTCCAATTCCAGTTTACCTTGAGGTTACTTATACTTTAACAGTGATGGCTGAATATCAACAACAAATTAATGAAATTATCACACCTTTCATGACAAAAACTAGTGCGATTAATTACACAGTTGTCGAAAAAGACAATCATCGCTTTGAGGTGTTTGTTGAGTCCGACTACGCACTAAATAACAACGCATCCTCGCTCCTTGAAGACGCCCGAGGATACGAGACACAAATTAATTTTAGAGTTATTGGCTACATCATGGGAGCCGACAAAAACGAAGAGCGCCCCAAGATTGTACGCAGAGAAAACGCCGTTGAAGTAAAGATTCCAAGAGAGCATGTGATCCTTGGTGATATACCTGAACATGTCCATGTCAGTGGTAATGTTCCTTTTTATCGTTCATAAAGTTATATTTAGGACTTTCGTCAATTTATTAACTATTTATTAACGATAATCAGAATATTTTATTCTCAAGATTTTTGAAGAGCGACAAGGAGACACTTCATAATGTCAGTTAAATCTTTTAAGTTTATTTCACCCGGTATTTTTATCAATGAAATCGACAATTCACAATTACCCGCCCTCCCAGATGAGGTCGGTCCAGTAGTTATTGGTAGAACAGAACGAGGACCAGGAATGCGTCCCGTTAAAGTTAACTCTTTTTCAGAGTTTGTTCAGGTTTTTGGTAATCCAATTCCTGGCGGTTCTGGCGATGATGTATGGCGTAATGGCAATTACACTGCACCTACTTACGCTGCGTATGCCGCTCAGGCTTACTTGCGTAATAGCAATGCTTTAACTGTTGTTCGTCTCCTTGGTGGACAGAGTTCACAAGTTGCTGACGGCGGCGCGGGTGAAGCAGGCTGGCAGGTTTCTGGGTCTAACGATTTAGATCCCGCAGTCAATGGTGGCGCATATGGACTTTTCCTTTTCCCATCTGCCTCCGCTGTCACACCTGTTACTGGTGTTCTTGCTGCTAAGTGGTATCTTGATGAGGGTTCGATTGAGCTTTCGGGTACAGTCAGAGCGGGCACTACTATTGCAACTGGCTCCGCTGTTTTGTTCAAGGACTTAAGTTCTTCTGGAGTTGCTGGAGCAGCTACGGTTGAGTATAAAGTTCTTATCAAAGATAAAGATGGATCTCTTGTTAAAGAGACTGCTTTTGACTTTACACGCTCAAGTTCTAAGTACCTTCGCAAGGTGTTTAACACAAACCCAACACTTATTAATACTGCGATTACAAGAACAGCACAAAAAGAAACTTACTGGCTTGGACCAAGTTATGAGAGAGAGGTTGCTGATAAAATTACAGGCGCATCTCATGCTGTTATTCTTGGCTTGGATAGTGGCTCCAACAGTGCAGCGAATTTCCGCTTCGGCTTTAGAGCAGCGCAAACACCTTGGATTATTTCCCAGGATCTTCAATCCGTATCCACTGGATTCGTTGCCGACTCTATGACCAAGTTGTTCAAGTTCTATACGCTTGATTCGGGCGATGATCAACAAAAAAGAGTTAAGGTCTCTATCACAGACATTAAGGCATCCTCAAATGAGGTTGATCCCTATGGTTCTTTCTCTGTCGAGGTGCGTGATGTTAAGGATAATGACAATGCACCCGTTGTATTAGAAAGATATAGTTCTGTAAACTTAAACCCTAATCATCCAAAGTACATTGCAAGAGTTATTGGTGATCAACACATTGTTTGGGATGATACTGAGCGCCGTTACCGCACTTATGGAAACTTTGTAAATCAATCCTCCATCATTCGCGTTGAAATGAATGAAGACGTTGAAGCAGCCGCTACTGATGCAAGGCTCTTGCCATTCGGTTCGTTCGGTCCTATCCGATTTAAGAACTGGGGTAAAACTTCAGCACCAATCCTTTCCAGCAGTGATACTCCACCTGATACCTACGTTACAGGTGCTTCCGGTATCGCACATCCATTTAGCCACGGAGTTGACAACCCATTCTGGTTTGTTCAAGATGGAACTTCAACACAAGGTCGTTTCACAGGAACCGTTGACTATCCAGCATTGCCCTTAAGAGTTAGTGCTTCCGATGGTGATATTCCAGACCCAACAAATGCCTACTTTGGTATTGATACAACACAAAACGGAAACAATCGTTTTGAAAGCAGTTACATTGATATTGTTAGAGCATTGCCAAATTCTGCTGACAGCTTCACCGTTGGTGCTGGAACAGAATTCTCTTATGTGTTTACCTTAGATGATCTAAAGTCTTCTAATAGTGGAGACGCGGGTGAAATCGCTGTTTATAGTTCTGGCTCTCGTAACGCAGGAACTTCTTTCTCTGCTGTTAGTGGAACTTACGAGCAAGTTCTTGACATGGGTTACGACCGATTTACCGTTCCTCTTGTCGGAGGATTTGATGGTCTTGATATCAGAGACAAAGAACCATTCAACAATACGGACCTCGATGGTGGATCTGATACATCAAACTACGCTTACTATAGTGTACGACGTGCTATTGACACTATTGCAGATCCAGAAAACGTCGAGATGAATATCTTAACAATGCCTGGTATTTTCAACTCTGCATTGACCGCTAAGGTTCTTGAAGTTTGTGAAAACAGAGGCGATGCTCTTGGTATTATTGACATTGATAGTGGCTATAAGGCACAGACTGAAAACACAAATACACAACAGCAGAATGCAGGTACTGTAGCGACCGCAGTTTCTAACTTGAGTGCAAGACAACTTAACTCTAGTTATGGAGCTTGCTACTACCCTTGGGTCCAGATCCAAGACACAATTAGCGATTCGCTTGTGTTCGTGCCACCTTCGGTTGTCGCTCTTGGAACGTACTCCAGCGCACAACGTGATTCTGAGCTTTGGTTTGCTCCCGCAGGATTTACTCGCGGCGGCTTGACCGAGGGCTCCGCAGGATTGCCAGTCGTTCAGACTCGCGCTCGTCTAACTTCCAAGGAACGTGACACGCTTTACGAAGCAAACATTAATCCAATTGCTACATTCCCAGCAGAGGGTATCGTAATCTTTGGTCAAAAGACCCTTCAGGTTACTCCTTCCGCACTTGATAGAATTAATGTCCGCAGACTCATGATCTTCTTAAAGAGAGAAATTTCAAGAATCGCTGCAACAACATTGTTCGATCAAAATGTCCAAGCAACTTGGAACAGATTCACCTCAAGAGCAGAAAAGCTGCTTCGCAGCGTTCAGTCTCGATTGGGCTTAACAGACTTCAAGATTGTCCTTGATAGTTCCACAACAACTCCAGAGCTAGTTGATAGAAACATCTTGTACGCTAAGATCTTCTTGAAGCCAGCCCGAGCTATTGAGTATATTGCTATCGATTTTGTTATTACAAATTCAGGCGCAGGTTTTGAGGATTAATAAAAATGAGCACTATATATTATAAACAGGAGACATATAAATAATGCCAGAGCAAAAAAGCAATTTTTGGTTAAATCCCACATTTGAGCCAAAAAGACAATTTAGATTTTTAGTACAAATGAGCCTTAATGGACAGGATTTGACGTTCCTCGCAAAGTCTGCTGGTCGTCCAAACTATTCTATTAGTGAAAATCCTCATCAGTTCTTTAATCACACTTTTTATTACCCAGGTCGTGTTACTTGGGAAACTGTGGACATTACTCTTGTAGACCCTGTACAACCTAATGGTGCAGATCTTCTTTATAAATATTTAGCAAACATTGGTGTGCAAGTGCCTGTTAGCTTTAATGCTGCTGTTGGTACTACAATTACTAAGGACTCTGCTACTTCAGGTCTTGGTGATATTAAGATTCAAGAAATTGCGACCCCTGCTGGTGGAGGCAATACATCAGTAATCGAGGGTGAGTGGAAATTAATTAATGCTTTCTTTACATCTGTTAACTTTGGTGATCACTCCTATGACTCTGAAGATATGGTTGAAATTTCTTTAACTGTTCGATATGATTGGGCTGAGTACAGCCTCCAAAACAGAGGAAGTCAATTAGATCCAGAGGCACCTCTTGTACGCACTCAATAGTAAATAATTTTATTGAAAACTATTTAAAATATAAGCACAGATACGTTATAATGTGCATAGACTATTTTTAAAGAGGTGTAAATGTCTAGAAATAAGCAGCGAACTGCTGCTGCCAAGGATGCTACTGCTGCAACGACAGCGCCAGCAGCACCGGCAGCACCAGCTACGCTTTCGTATGTAACTCCAACTGAATTTGTCGAGCTTCCGTCTCGTGGCAAGTTTTATCCATCTGATCATCCCCTTCACAACAAAGAAGTGATCGAGATGAGGTTTATGACAGCAAAGGATGAAGACATTCTAACTTCACCAGCTTTGCTCCGTAATGGCTTGGCTATTGACAGATTGATCGAAAATTTGATTGTTGATAACAATGTTAGTGTCAATGACTTGTTGCTTGGTGATAAGAACGCTGTTATTCTTGCTGCTAGAATTTCTGGCTATGGCGAGCAATATAATGTAAATGTCACTTGTCCCAATTGTGAGGCTTCAATCGAGCATCAGTTTGATTTGTCTGAAATCCCACATCAAAATGGAACAATACCCGAGGACGATAATGAAAATGTTTATCTGACTCCTGAAGGTACATTTGTAGCAAAGCTACCAAAGTCTCAGTTTTCTGTTGAATTCAAATTGCTCACCGGACAAGATGAGGATTATCTTGAGAAGGTCGCACTAAAAACTAAAAAGCTTAATCTACCTGAAGCTTCAGCCACTAACTTGTTGAAGCGCCTTGTAGTTTCTGTTAACGATGTTAATGTGACTTCAGAGATTAACAACTTTATTGACAATATGCCAGCACAAGACGCTCGTTTCCTCCGTGCTTGTGTTGCTACAGTGACCCCCAATGTCGATATGACACAAGAGGTTGAATGCTCGTCTTGCGGAACGGTATCCGAAATGGCGGTGCCGTTCACTTCGGAGTTTTTTTGGCCTAACTGATAAGTATATGGCTAATGTATACGAGCAGTTTTTCTTTTTAAAAATGCACGGAGGATGGAGCTTTATTGAAGCATACAACCTTCCAATAAGGCTGCGTGAATGGTTTGTACAAAGATTGTCAGATCATTTTGAAGAAGAGCGCAAAGAGTATGAGAAAAACAAAAAGAAAACAAGATAATAAAAACGGGCATTTATTGCCCGTTTCTTTTTATACAAAACTATTTATAAGAGATAAGTATACTTGGAGGTTTCTATAATGAATGAACCAAACGATTTGGTCCCGATTGAAATTAACTTAAATCCCAGCGAAACAGACTTGCTTAACGAAAGCTGGTTAGCCATGATGGGTGGAGCAATTGAAACAATTCTAGCAGGAATGTTTGGTGGGCGTTCTGTTCCAGTAAGAATCTCCGGTACAAGCAAGCAAGTGAACTCTTTTAAAAAAGCACTTGGAAATGAGGCTAAATATCTTAAAGCGATGAAGCGCTATGGATTAGATAAGCCCGAGACACTCAAGACAAAAGCACAACTTGATCGTGCTACAAAAGCCTTTGAACGTGATACGGGTATCAAGTGGCCATTTAAGTAGGAGGACAATGAATGGCTACTAATGATGATCTTCTAAGAGAACTACAAAAGATTTCAGCAGCTTTGCAGGCGCAGGGAACTTCAGGAGCAGCCGACCGCGAACAACAAGCTAGTCAAGCTTTTCAAGTCGCGACCGAAGAGGCAGAAAGACTCAAGCAAGCTTTAGATGAAGGCACAGGTGATCTTCAAAAATACAACGATAAACTCGCTGAAGCGGCTCAAGCACATGTCGAGTTGCTCAAGGCTCAAGGTGCTTCAGCGGAGGCGATTGCCGATGCTAAAGAAGAACTCGACAGAGCTACAAAGTCACGGGATGAGTTTACCAAATCGGTAGAACGCTCCAAAAAAGTTACCGAGGATTTTGATAACGCTCTTAAAAGAAACATCAAAACCTTTACAGGTATTACTGATTCTTCTGATACTTTGGCTGGCTCCTTTTTCACCTTAGCCAAAGAACAAGGAGGGGTCTCCGCCGCATTTAAACAAATGCGTGATGTAATTGGCGAGACAGTTACAGCCACCTCCATGGCTACATCGGTTTTCGCTAAATTTGCTGAAGGCTCGTTAACAATGGCGTTTGCTTTAGACTCAGCCACTGCTGGCTTTGCTAAGGCAACTGGGTTGGGTAATACCTTTAACGACCAGATCATAGAGTTGGAGCGAAATAACAGGCAATTTGGAGTAAGTGCTGATGCAAGCAAAGAAGCCATGGTCTCACTTGTTGACGGATTGTCCGGTTTTGTTTTAATGGACAAAGATGTTCAAAGTGCTTTAGCAACAGAGGTAGCACAACTAAGTGAACTCGGTGTTGCTGCTGGCGATTCAACCGGCGCTTTTCAAGGTTTAACAAAGACATTTGGATTTACCGAAAAAGAAAGCATGTCTTTAGTTAAAGAAACTGAAAAGCTTTCTGGAGAGCTTGGCATATCTTTAGCAGACGCAATAAATGATGTCAATGCAAATATGGATAAATTGGCACACCTCTCAAAGAATGAAGTTGGTCCCGCTTTAGCCGCACTACAAAAACAATCAGTCGAAACAGGGTTGTCAATGGGTGAATTAGTTGACATTGGCTCAAGATTCCAGACTTTTGAGGACGCAGCCACAGCAGCCGGTAATCTGAATGCTGTGCTTCAAGGTCAGTTCTTTGATACAACTGCTCTTCTTGAAGCAAGTATTGAAGATCCAGCCGCTGCTATCGATATGCTTCGCGACGGCATCCAAGCTTCTGGTAAAAGCCTTGAAGATATGGCTCCAGCCCAAAGAATAGCTATTGCCAACGCCATGGGACTTAGCACAGCAGAATTAGGCAACTTAATGAATGCTCAAGAAATAACCGAGGAAAAAAGAAGAGAAGAAGACGCAAGAAAAGATAATCTTAAAGCTGCAATGGATATGAAAAAAGAACTTATGGCACTTGCAGCCGAACTAACTGTTGCCCTTCAGCCTGTATTTAACGTCTTTAAATCCATAGTGGGCTTCATAGCACAGATCTCCAGATCTATTAGATCGCTTTTGGGTGGCGGTGGTCTTGGAAGTGTAGCTTCGGCTGCCGTTATGATTGGCGGCGGCGCTTTAATTGGATCCATTGTATCAAAAACCATGAGGGCGCTTGGGTTTAAGGGACCAAAGGGCAATAAAGGCGATCCCATATATACACGCATAACAAACCCCGGATTCGGTGACGGCGGAGGCGGAGGTGATGATGATGGTCCACTGGGCAGGCGAGGTCAAAAATTAAAAAACATGGGTCTGGACGCCCTCGGTCGAGGCGCGGCTCAATCTCGTGCCGTTACAGCCGCCCGAGGCGGTGCGCTTGGAAGACTAAGACAAGCTTACACAGGCTCCAGGGCAGGTGGGGCAAGTCGTCTTAGGTCTATCGCCAATATGGGAAAGAGCGGCTTCCGTATGGTTAAAAACACTGAAGTTGTGGAAGGTGTAAGAAGATTTGCAGGAAAAGCACCTGGCGCGATAAGAGGTGCAGCCGGTTTTGCGAGGGGAGTTGGTGGAGAATTGCTTACCAAAGCAAGAGGTGTTAATGTCGGAGGTCTTGCACGAGGCGCAGGTAGCTTTCTAAAAGGCGGACTCAGTAAGCTCGGCGGAGGAAAGCTGCTTGCAAAACTTGGCTCGCGAGCAATCCCAGGTCTTGGACAAGCTATGCTGGCGTTTGATGGCGTTAAGTTTTTAGGACCAAAGCTTCTAAAAGGAGTTAAGGCTCTTGGACCAAAACTTCTTGGAGGTGTTAAAAAGTTTGGTGGTGCAGCTTTAGGGCTTCTTAGCAAAGCAGGCAGTGGACTTAAGAGTTTCGGCGGTCGTGCAGTTAAAGGCGTAATGGGTGCTTTAGGCAAGGTGCCTGTATTGGGCTCTATTGGAAGAGGGCTTGGCAGTGCTGCAAAGTCAGTTGGTAGCAAAATCGGCGGAGCTTTAAAGAAACTCAAGTTCTGGAATGAAGGAACAGACGCAACCCCATCTCTTAGCTCAAATCAGATTCAAATTGCTGGCGATGGTGGACCCAACGCAGAGCCAGAAATGATTGTGCCGCCACCGAAATCAGCGGTCATTAACAATGCTAACCTAACGAATGCGCTTGAAGGTATGGCGGGCGGTGGTGCCGGTGATCCACAAATGGCATCTGCAATTAGCAACTTAGGTACAAAATTAGACACACTAATCACAGAGGTTAGAAATCTTAACAACAGACCAATTGAAACCACAGCCGTGATTGGAAAAAAAGACTTTGCCCGAGAGGTCAACGGACACTTCGGTAGATCAGGAGTCAGCCCAGCTACTTCCGCTGTATAACTATTATGCCAGTTCAACCAATAATGCGAGAAATGTTTAACGGAGCCACCTCTGTGGGAGCCGAGGCTGTTGGAAAAAATTATAGACTTACTTTTGTACATCAGGCAACAGGACACTCGGTAGAGTTTCCCGCGACCATTCAAAGCTTTTCGGATGTACATACACCAGAGTTTTCTGAAAGAGTGTTTGCTGGCAAAATGGATCCCATTTATCAACAATCAGCCGTGGCAAGAAACATCGAGTTTACTTTTGTTGTTGCTAACGGATCTGTTGAAGAGGCACGCCACAATCGACAAAGTGTAAACTTGTTAATTCAGATGCTTTATCCTCAATTGCAAGAAGGGACCGATTTAGCATATGGTTCGTATATTAATATAAAAGGATTAAGTTTTTTAAATGATGGTAATGATGATCCTAATGTTGCCTGCCTTGTTAGGAATATTAATTATTCATTAAATATTGATCAAGGGTTTATTACGCCATCACCAGGAGAGATATATCCAATTCTTTTGGAGATTAGTATCTCCGCTCAGGCACTTATCCCAACAATTCACTCCTTTGAAGAGGCAGACCAATTGTTTGATTCTGAACAGTGGCAACAGCCTTATCCACCAAGTTATCCAAACTACTATAAGAAAATATGAGCTATCACTTTGAAACTGTACAAAAAACTGGCGTCAACATATACTTTCCCTTGGCGATAAGTAGAGTGTATGTAGACCCTCGTAATATTGTTGCAGGTAGCACCGATAATTTTGAAAGATATGTTTTCTTGACAAACTTTAACGAATCGTTTGAATCAAATTGGAGCAATCCGCCGGGTGCTTTTGGACAACTTAATCCATCATACAAATACTCACAAACAAATAGAAGAGTAGAAATGAGCTTTAAGCTACCAGCAAGAAATGTGCTCGACTCAAAAAGTAATTTAGATTTTTGCTCAAAGATGGCAAAACTTGTTTATGGAAACTACTCTGTTCAAGTAGAGGACATTAACCAAGGAAACCTTGTACTACTACCTCAATTAGCTATTGATGCAACACAGCGAACTACTTTAGGCAGTGTTAGATATAATTTTGAAGGAGCATTATTTAACATAAAAGTAAATTTTGGAAACCTAATACAAAATGAATTTGCTTTTTTCACAAACTTTTCTTTTACTCCAAACTTCGATGCAGGCGTTTTTGAATACAACAAAACTAATGTTGATGGTGTAAACAAGGGAGTTGGTGAGTACCAAGATGAGAAGGCAGCACAAGGCTATGGCGAATTAGCAGATGACGCACATGTGTACCACAATAATCAGGGAGTTGTATATCCAAAAGAACTGGTGGTGTCAATTTCTTTTACGGTTTTACACGACTATCCTCTCGGCTTTGGCGGTCCCCGTCGTAGAGGCGAGCCACTTAAATGGGCACAAAACGAAAATAAAGATTGGCCACACGGCACCCCAGATTCTTATGCTAAACTTGAGTATATGAGCAAAGATGACATCCCCGTGCCACAGACACCTCAAGTTAATGCAAACCCAACACCATCTCCAAGATGGGTCACAGTTAGTGGCTCACAGGTAAATTATACAATTGATTCAGGTGGCAACATTATCATTGAGGACTAATTATTAGTAGTTATGGCTTATACAAAAAAATTTAGAAATAGAAATCGCTTTGTTTTTTTAAACAATGATGCGTCATATAGAAACCTTTTAGAAAATAAAAACATTTCTGATCTGCAACAATATGGCACGAAGACGTTGCCTGACATACAGAAAATTTCAGGTATTACATATGTCACTCACGTTTGGAAAACTGGAGATCGATACTTTAAGCTCGCTGATCAGTATTATCAGCGTCCAGAATTATGGTGGGTGATTGCTCATTACAATAAAAAGCCATCAGAATCTAGCGTGAATTTAGGTGATGTCATATTGATTCCAACACCAATTGATGCTATACTATATTATTTGTAGGTGATTTATGGCAGAAGTAACTATAGCAAATTACAGACTTCAAGCGTATCTTCTCGCTAACGCTGAAGAGATTATTCAAAGAGTTGGAAGAACTCGCAGAAACACGAGGTTCCAAACTCAACTTTCAACCGCTCAATCAAAGCCAGGTGATAATCCTCAGCCTTGTTTTACTAAAAAAGCAGTGCCAGAAAACGCGGGTAATAAATTAGACCCTTCTAACTTTATCGCCAATGCTCTGACTGACAAAGAAAAGATAACATTTATCGATGATCTGCCAAACTACATAAGAACTAATTTGTATCCTTATGTTAATGTGTATAAGACCATTATAATTGGCGATAAAGAGGCAGACATACTTCTTACAACAAAGGGAAACCAAGGCACTATCCAAAGTGCTATTGCTCCCGATCAAATTAGTAATCCTGGTGTTAACATCGAGAGCATTGATATTGTTAGGCTCGGAGGAAACCCAGCAGAAATCGACACTAACATAACTTTCAAAATGTCATTGTACGCTCAAAAACTTGGACACTTTTTTGATAGGCAAAAAATTCCAGGCAATATAAGGGCAAACTTTGATCTGGCTCAAACTCCGCCTGAGATGCAACGTGAGTTTGATGAGGGTGTAGCTTGGGTTGATCTAATCAAGAAGGACTTAACAAAAGACGATATAACATTTGCAGGTAACGATCTTGAGAGATTTGCAAAACGATTTGGTATCGATTTAAAAGACTCAATATTTAAACAAGCTTCAAATGGTGATTTCTATGACGCTATAAAACAAAGGATTAAGGTAGAAATTGGCTATGCACCAATACCAGATTCTGTATACAACAATATGAAAAGACCGCCAGCCGCTGATGTTAGAGAAAGAATACAAGAAATGCTTGAGGGTCAAAAAGAAATTTACTACTTAAATCTGGTGCAAAACGAAATTGAATTTAATGAAAGAGAAGGTACTACAATAACTTTAGACTTCATTGCCGCCACAGGTTTGTCAACAACATCACGATCTAGTGATCTGTTATTTGATCCTTGGTTCTTTGAATCAGAACTAAGACTTAATGACCAGAGATGTAAAATACAAGAAACTCTGCCAGAACCAGCACAGGGCGCTGTTGAGCTTAACGAGTTTGTTGTAGATCCATTTGCTGAAACGGGTGCCGCCGCAACTGGTACAGCCGGTGCTGACGCATTAGCGAGAAAATTAGGCTTGCTTGAGGACGGCACAACCGCAAATTTAAGCAACTTTGACGAGGAAGCTCTTAGTGGAGAATTAGACGACGAGGAATCTAAGCAAGAGGGTTTAACCAAAATACAAACTTCTCTTGACAAGTTAATGATCATGAAAAGAAACCTATTGATTAATGGCTTGTATGGAATTATGCTTATGCACAGCAATGGCGATGATATCCCCGATGAATATTCCGAGGATAATTTGACACTTGATCAAGTAAAATCTCGTGTCTATCTTCATTTTGCAAAAACTGATCACGTTCTCAATAAAATCAATTCTTACCTATCTCCGATTGAATCTGGTGGCGAGCCCTGGATACAAAATCTTGGCGATGTGTACTTTATATCAGAGGAGGAACTACCAGGGGCTACTGATAATGATATCAAGGCGAACGAAGTTGAAACACTATCCGGTCTTGATAACCTCGGCAATCAAACAGAGGAGGAAATTATAGACGCTCTTACCACGAACGATGTCTCTAACATTATTGATGGAGATGAAGTTCAAATTGAATTTACTTTCTTAGGTGATTTAATTGAAGTGGCGCTTGAGGTTTTGGCTGCCAACAATAGATTTGGCGAAGGCTCGCTGAATATGCGACAAAAATTATTTAAAAAATCAACCAATCTAATATACTCTGGAAACAATGTTGAAGAAGCCTCAAAGACAGCTTTTGTTAGACCTTTTTACTGGGAAACGGGGATAGATAAAGTTAGACAAGAAAGAATCTTACAGCTTCATGATCTCTTGGGAGACATTGTTATAGGAGACGTGACTTACCAAAACCCCGCTACACCCAATGAGGAGGTGACAATTAATATTGCTGACATGCCAATTGCAATGGTTGAATTTAAGAAATGGTTTGCTTCTAATATCGGAGGCACCCGTAGAAGCACTTTCTTTATTAAAGACTATATTAATGCTCTGCTTAGATGGGCTGCTAGGTTATTTGATGAGGCATCAAAAAATGATGGCAAAAATACAACAAACGTTGAGCCGCCTGAGCTTATCTCCAATAAATATACAGTTAACTCTACAAAGACAAGAGGGCTTTTTGTACCAGATTCTTCTGCGTGGGCTACTCGTGGCGTGTCTGGCGTCGATGAATCTTATACTGCGATTCCAATGTCAACGATTGAAAATCTTGCTAACAACCAGGCAACTAACAAATTGTCACCCGTATCGATAAACGTTATTAGCGTAACTCCCGATCCAAATTTGCCATTGCCAGTGGGCACAACAAGAAGGGCGAGAGATAGAGAAAAAAACATCCCGCATGTATCAGTCAATAGTCCTCAAAATGGTTGTGTTAGAAACGTTACATTTCAAAGAGAGGATATGCCAGGTCTTCGTGAGGCAAGAATGTTTGAGGGAGAAGATTTTGGTGGAACCTCATTGTTGCGAGAAAAATACAATGCGTCACTGCAATTAGAGGGCAACAACTTCTTTAAACCGGGCACTATTTTTTATATTGATCCAAGCCCACTCGATCTGGGATACACAGATGATGTTGAATCATTCGCTCGCCAACTTGGTCTTGGTGGATATTATACTTGTTATCGCGTTTCACATACTTTAACTTTAGGTGAATCTTTAGATTGGGAAACTAATGTAGAAAGTAAATGGAATTCATTCGGTGACGACGTAAGGTTTACGCCAGGTAAGCTTGACTTAAGACCCAGTAAGTGTCAGACTTCATATTTATCTCGCTTTGTCAATGCAGAAGATCTTAATGATCCGAAATCCGCACAAAGTCTTAACAGATTAATCGATGCATATGCTATAGCGATTGCTGAGAGAGATGACCCATGAAATTATCTAACATTTCCAGCGCCACAATATTCGCAGCAGATAATAATTTTAAGCGTTTTTTAAAAAGAGCATCATCGTGTAATAATTATTTTTCAATCTCTGACAATCCTTTTTATGGCAAGGTTAACTCAAATGGCGATATCGTATATTTATCTGAGAGCTATTTATCGTCTTTATCCACTAAGGATGATCAAACAGTATATGCTTTAAATTTTGTTGTGGATGCTTTTAAAGATTTCAAAGAATATTATTTAAAAGCAGTTAATACAAACATTGTTAAAAACGATATTTTACGAGAGGCAGTTTATCCAGTAAGTGGGTGGAAAAGCGCACATGAAATTTATGCCAGAGATATTCAAGGCTTATACTATATTTTAGTGAATAAATATTTGCAAAACCCTTTGAAGACTCAGGGTACAATTACAAAGAGCTTTGATGACTTTATGTCATTAACAATTAAGTTATTTGACTATGTTGGGAAAAACATGCACTTATCGAGATCGTCGTTTATAGTTTCGGCAAACTGCCCGATCTCCACTACAGGATTGATTTTAGACATACTTCCACCAGATGCCAAAAGTGTTGATATTTTCACGAGCGTCAATTATGATTTTTATGTAAAGTCTTTAAAAAAGTTTGGATTTATGTTAGACATCAATAATCCAAAAAGAATTGTGGCAGATATTGGCTCAACTGCAATGCAGAACTATATGAAAAAATATGATATAACAATTGACAATTTGTTCAGCAAATATTTTTATAAAGCAAAAGACTATGATTATGACTTGATTAAGGTTTATCTAATACAATTTTATAATAACTATGCTAAAGATTATCCAGTTTTATCTCAAGTCACTAAGGCAGGTAGAGTAAATGTTGAAAAATATTATCTTGAAAAGCAAAATAATTCAAAAGTAAATAAGATACCATTTCCTTCCGGCAAGATTGCTTGTGATAGAACTCTAACCGAAGTTATTCAACGCGAACAATTATCACAACAACAAATGGATAGCCTGTATAACGACGCATATTGGATTTCGTATTATCCTCAAATTATGAATTATGAAATGGGCAAACCATTAGACAGCAAAAAGATAAACAAAGTTGTAAAAAATTGTACACATATACACAAAACGGTTGGCATTGATGAGGCAAAGAGTTATGTTAGTGGTGTGTTTAAAATATTACGTTTCCCAACAAGCGGTCAAATTTCAACATCACCTCAGAAAAGTAATTTGTTGACTTCTACGTCATCTTCTGATACAATAGAAACATCTACAACAACTACAACCTCTACTCCTGCATCTGGTGGCTCATCCGGCGGTGGTGGTGGATACTAAGAGTGTTACTTGTTAATCCAAACATTAGACGATAAAAGACACTGCGTCGGCATTTATCACGACGGCAAACTTATCTACGACTGCGAAGAATTTGACTTCGACGCTGTATCTGCGACTTGGAACTACAACCCAGCTTTTTCACAAAAAGACGCTCTCATTGCCTCTCTATTCGTCGGGGGTAAATCACTAAATGAAGTTTGCCCTGATTTTCTTAGACACCGCTGGGACAGCATTAACACCCGGCTGAACGCCTTCTTTAAGTCATTTTCCACTGCCAAAATAAGCATGGACATTCACTGCTTCTTTGACCTTGTTCCTCAACGATTCCTGCTTGAGTATTGTGAGGTTAAGAACAGAATTACAGATTATATTGTCAAGACGCACACCAAGCCTGCGAACTATGACTTCCTGCGAGCCTTGGCGGAATTAACCTACGACATCAGCCAACAAAAACTAAATGTTGACTACTCAGAGATCGCCCGCAATAGCCACCAACTAAAGGTCCGCAATTTTCTTAAGAAGTCTAAATACACCAAGCCGCACATCAATTATAATATGTGGGGCACGAAGACTGGGCGTATGACAACTCGCAAGCACTACTTCCCGATTCTCACTCTTGATAGCGATTACCGCTCTATCATCAAACCAACAAACGACTACTTCGTGGAGCTTGATTACAATGCAGCGGAACTTCGTGTCTTGCTTGGTCTTAGCGGTAAAGAGCAACCTATCGAAGATCTTCACACTTGGAACTTGAACAATGTGTATGGCGGAGTTGGAAGTAGAGACGAAGCAAAGAAGCGGATTTTCTCTTGGCTTTATAACCCTAAGTCAAGGGATGCGGTCTCCAGTCGTTTCTACGACCGTGATAGAATATTGAGAAAGTATTGGAACGGACAAGTTGTAATTACTCCTATGAATCGTGCAATTGCAGCGGACAAACACCACGCACTAAACTATTTAATACAGAGCACGACCAGCGATATCGTGTTATCACGAGCATTTAAAATTGCCGAGAAACTTAAAGACAAAAACTCCTTTATTTCTTTCACACTTCATGATAGTATTGTTATAGACTTTGATGATGAAGAAAGAGAGTTGGTAGGTGAGCTACTGGAATTTTTTTCTCAAACGCCTTTCGGCAAGTTTCAAGTCAACCTTAGCGCTGGTAAATCTTACGGGGATATGAGGAGGATTGAATGGACACAATAATCGGGCTTGGAAAAGCCGGTTGTGCTATTGCGGACAAGTTCGCAGAGTATCCTCAGTATAAGACCTTCAAGATTGACTCCGAGGGACTCGACCCAAAGCGTAAGAACTGCCATTTGTTAAAAAAACAAGATAGTCCTGAAAAATATGAAAAAGCCACACGCACTATGAAAACATTCTTTAGCAAAACTACAGACGATATTTTATTTGTCTTGTCTGGCTCTGGAATAATCTCTGGCGCATCTCTTCAGATATTAAAGAACTTAAAAGATAAGAATGTTAACATTCTTTATATCAAACCAGACTTGGAGTTTCTTGGGCACACAAATATCATGCAAGAGCGCGTTGTAAGAAATGTTCTACAAGAATACACTCGCTCCGGCTTATTCAATCGCATCTTTCTTGTTGATAACAAGAGAGTAGAGGAAGTTCTTGGCGAGGTTCCAATCATCGGTTACTATGATAAACTGAACGATCTTATTGTTTCTACTTTTCATATGGTCAATGTATATAATCACCAAGAAGCCATCCACGCAACCCCATTTGATACGGCAGACACAACACGCATCTCTACACTTGGAATATTAAATGTGGACGAGGGCAAAGAAAAATTGTTTTTTTCCCTTGACAACATCCGAGAGAAGTGTTATTATTATGCTATCAACTCAAAAGTTTTAGAAACAGACGGAAAGCTTTTGCGAACACTAACTGACAATATTAATAAAAACATTGGCAAAGACGTTCGCGCTGGATTTCAGGTTTATTCTACCTCTTATGAGCAGAACTACGGTTACTTGGTGGTAAACACCGAGAGAACAAGCAATTAGGATTTATATGAAAACCGCACTAACCTTTCTTAAAACCTATTGGAAAAGAATGGCGATAATGTTCACGCTTTCCTTAATTGGCACCTACGCAGCGCTGGAGGTACACAAGGATGGCATTGAAATTGGAAAACAAGTCGGGCGATGTCAGATCACCTGTGCCATCTTTATGGGAGACTTTATTGCACTCGATAATGACGGGTGCCAATGTGAACTAGCAGCAGGCTTTGTCGTCACAGTTCCAATAGATCCAGATTATTTTGAAAATTCTTTGACAGAAGAATAAAACTATGTTACAATCTATAATAGCAAAGCGAGAGATTTATCGCTTTGACTCTAGACAAACCAGTCACAACTACAAGGAGAAAAGACAATGGGAATTGATTTAGATAAAATGAAGCAGCGAAAGGCTGCACTTCAAGGCAGAGGTCCGAAGAGTGATACCTTCTGGCGTCCACAGGACGGCGAGCAGACTATCCGTATTGTGCCTACTGCTGATGGCGACCCCTTCAAGGACTTCTGGTTCCACTATAATGTGGGCAACAACCCAGGCTTCCTTAGCCCAAAGAAGAACTTTGGCGAAGAGGATCCACTGAACGACTTTGTTCGCAAGCTTTTTAACGAGGGCACCGAAGAAAGTATTAAAATGGCGAAGTCTCTTATGGCACGTCAAAGGTTTTTCTCGCCCGTACTTGTACGAGGTGAAGAAGATAAGGGTGTTCGTATCTGGGGATATGGAAAGACGGTATATGAGCAATTGCTCAACCTTGTTCTTAATCCAGAATACGGAGATATTACCGATACCGAGACAGGAACCGATCTTGTTCTCCATTATGGTAAGCCACCCGGAGCAAGCTTCCCACAAACGAAGCTGACTCCACGTCGTCGCTCTTCTGTTCTCTGCGATGAGGCAGTTGGCGGTGATGATCGTTGCGCGGAGTTGCTTGAAAGCATTCCAGAATTCGACACGCTCTTTGAGCGTAAGACACCAGCAGAAGTTGGAGCTATGTTAGATGCTTACCTGCTTGGTGAAGAAGGCACCAACGAGGAGACTGGTTCAACCACAACCCCTCCTCCCTCCACTGACACAGTATCCTCTGTTGATGCTGCCTTCAACGAACTCATGGGAGCGTAATCCCCGCGCCCACAGGGAGGCACAGGGTTATCAGGTGCCTCACACTTTTTTATTTGGAGATTAAATGAGAATGGCGAAAGCTAAAACTACAAAAGCTGGCAAGTTAAACTTGTCTGACATGCGAGCCCTTATTAACAAGAGGGCTGGTCTTAATGTCGCACATGACTTGACCGAGCAAAACCCTACCGAGGTTAAAGATTGGATTCCAACGGGCTCTCGTTGGTTGGATTCTATTATTTGTCGTGGTCAACTTTCTGGCATCCCTGTCGGTAAAGTTGTTGAAATCGCAGGTCTTGAAGCGACGGGTAAGTCTTATATGGCAGCACAGGTCGCTGCGAATGCACAAAAGATGGGAATGGATGTTATTTATTTTGACTCCGAGTCTGCGATTGACCCTGCTTTTCTTGAGAAAGCGGGCTGCGATTTAAGCAGCCTTCTTTATGTTCAGGCAGCCTCAGTTGAGTTTGTTCTGGAAACTATTGAGGATTTGCTCGCCAACAACGACAATCGAATGTTGTTTATCTGGGATTCATTGGCTCTAACGCCAGCGATTTCCGATATCGAGGGCGATTTTAACCCTCAGTCTTCTATGGCTGTAAAGGCTCGCATTCTCGCCAAGGGCATGTCTAAGTTGACCGTACCCATTGCTAACTCGCAGTCTACCTTCTTAGTGTTGAACCAGTTGAAGTCAAACATCACTCGTTCACCCTCTGAGGCTATGACGACCCCTTATGTAACACCAGGCGGAAAGGCTATGATTTATGCATACTCACTTCGCATCTGGCTGACTGGGCGAAAAGCCAAGGCATCTTTTGTCACTGATGACAAGGGCTTTCGCATCGGTTCAGAGGTTAAGGTTAAGCTTGAGAAGTCTCGCTTTGGAACTCAGGGTCGGCAGTGTAACTTCCGTATCCTTTGGGGTAACGAGATTGGTATCCAAGACGACGAGAGCTTGTTCGATGCGATTGCTGGTTCTTCCAACTTGGTCCGCACAGGTGCTTGGTATACCCTGTTGGATTCCAGCGGAAATGCACTTGGTCCAAAGTTCCAAGCTACCAAGTGGACTGAGCGTATGACTGATGAAGACTTCCGTGCAAGAGTCTATGAGATTATGGATGAGGAAGTTATTTACAAGTTTGATAAGCGCGAAGGAAGCGCAGCAGATTTTTATGAAGAAA